GAGCACGGCATACACCCGATGATTGTATTTACAAAGCGTGGTATGTCAATACTGAGAGTCAACGATACTGGCATCTATGTCCGTAGTGATGAACTCTCGCGCGAGGTATGCGTTAATCCAAAATCAATCACAGAGACAGACGGGGCAGTATATTTCACATCTGATAAAGGACTGATGGTGGTCGTTGGTAGTCAAGTGAAGTGTGTGTCGGAGCAATTGTCGGGTAAGACAAACGTGTTCAAGGACGGCAATAATGTTTCGCTAATAACAAATCTCGGCAATTTCTGTGACTACCTGAAGAGTGCATTTATAGCATACGACTACAGGGATTCTCTTCTTTGGATATTCAACGGCACTTCAAGATACTGTTATATCTACGCCATCAAGAGCGGCACATTCTCAAAGTATGACTTCGGCGCATCGTCAATCATCAGTAATGTGGTGAACGACTATCCCGACTATCTGTTGCAGTCAGGATCCACCATCTACTCGCTGACAAACAGAAACGACATAAACAACGATGTCCATCAGGAGACCATACAAGTAGAGGGACATGACGTGACGGTTGACGTGACAAACACCTATAATACAAATATGCTCACCCGCCCGATGAAACTGGAGAACGCACTTGCGCTGAAGAGCATCATGCAGGTGAAGCATATAAAGGATATGCATGGAACATTGGAGATGAGGCTTTTTGCCTCAAACAACCTGACCAATTGGGTGGAACTTACGTCGCTGAAGGGAATACCTTGGAAGTACTACAGATTCAGGTTTGATTTCAAGAATCTCATAGCAACAGACAGATTCGCAGGAACAATGCTTGCAACTCAGGAAAGAAGAACAAATAAATTCAGATAGGAAATGGATGACATTAAGACTTATGTAGTAGCAGGATTCGGAGGGCTTTTCTCCCTCCTTGCCCCGATACAGAATTTCATGTACGCAATGATTATTCTGTTCTCGCTGAACTTCCTCTTTGGATTCCTTGCAGACAAGTTGAACGGGGGAAAGTGGGACAATAAGAAGGCAATGATGTTCTTTGTATGCTGTGCCGTATTCTTCGTGACGGCTTGCAGCGCGTTTATAGTAGGACATCTGATGGGCGAGATGGATCAGGCTGTATCCGTAGTAAAATACCTTTGCGTGGTTGCCGTGTTTGTGTTCGGAACGAACATATTCCGTAATCTCCGCAAGATACCGCCAAAGGGAACGGTGTGGTACAAGTTCTTCGACTTATGCTACTTCATACTTTCGGCAGAATTTGTAGAAAAGATTCCACTTGTGAAGAAATGGAAGGAAGAACGAGACACCGCTAAGAGTACAGGGCGAACAATACTTGATAAAGATGATAATTGATGTTAAGAAATTGTAAAGAATTTGGTTTTTATTTAGAATTTGTCTAAATTTGCAGATGAACAAAACTTATATATTATGAGCAAGACGGACTATTCTATCAGAAGACAGATGCAGGATGACATCATCAAGGCTTACTGCAAGAGTTGTGAGGGCGCGTGGATCTATGACGATGCCTACAAGAAGGTGTCGAAGATGCCTGCGCCAAGGTACTACATCACACCGAAACAAGCCTATCAGGTTGTCGTGAAGATGGTGAGGGGTTATTTCGAGGAGGTTGACCAGATGCTTCCGAATAAGAGAAGGATGTACTACTCGCTATTCAAGAAGGTTATGGAAATGTCTGAGCAGAGGGCATTCATCAACAAGTCGCTATGGTACATCATGCAGTTTGCGGTGGCAAGCCCTGCGCCTGAGTTCTTCATCGACTACCAGACCGTCGGCAGGATAAGGAGGATGATGAAGAGCGGTGAAGTGGATGACGAGGGGAAGATGACTCTTCCTTATTGTGAGAGGCCGACCTATCAGAGACTGAAGGAGAAACGCAGAAGAAGAAAGGAGTTGATGTCAGCATGAGAGATGTAGGGCCAGATATAGGACGTTCACGGGCGACGGCTCTCGCACGGCAGGCAGGGAAGATAGGTTTTCTGGAAGAGTGGTGCGAGCAGAACCAGGAAAACTTCATTGAGGTCATGAACCTCATCAAAGAAGGTGCGCCAGTCAAATATGCGGAACTCTACCTGAAAGCAGTACAGATGGGTCTCGTCAAGGAGACAAACGTCAACATCAGGGTAGATCGTCAGCAAGACTACGATAATTTGCAGGCATTGGTAAGGACAAGGATAACACCAACATTGCCGACATCTGGAGCATATACACCTTACGAGGAGATTAAGCAGCCAGAATATGTAAACAAAGAGGTTGATGGGTATTAGAAAATCCCCCGGCCTTAAATAAATCGTCTCACTTATTTATTTCGGTACGAATGTTGCCATCCGAGCGGCCGGGGGGAGTTATGCCCTGCACTCAGATGGCAATCGTTGCGTGGTTGTACCGAAAGTGAGACAGGTGCAAAGATAGGAAAAATATATTTAATCGACCCAATTTTGCACGATGAAGGCAGCAGATTTAATTAAAATTAGCAAGTTAACAATGGAAATGATGTCAAAATGTGGCATCAAGGTAGAGGATTGGAAACACCTTAAAATGTATGAAGAATACTTGGATATGCGAAAGAAATGCGAGAAGTTCAGGTATATCATGGCTTACCTGGCAGAGAAATACAAGATAAGCGAAAGTACTGTGAAACGCATAGTCAAAAGGCTTTCTGAAGAGGTCATGTTCTGACCCCTAAGAAAACGGAAATCACTTGCAGCATAAGATGTTGTGACGTATCTTTGTCGTGTCAATGCGCATGACAAAGAGAGATAATTAATTAAGTTAATCAACCACAAACACAAATTTCATTATGGCAGATATCTATCAGATTCCAGAAGGTAGTGGAAATTCGCCACAGTTTACCATCCCCCTTGGTGGTAACGCAGGAGGCTTCGGCCTCGGAAACGGCATGAACGGTATCGTCGATCTGTTCGGACTGGCTATCATCGCCTCCATCTTCGGATGGGGTAACGGTGGCTTCGGTGGCGGCTTCGGCAATGCAGGTGGTGCAGGTTTCATCAGTAACCAGTTGAACAACGACTCTGGCCGTGAGTTGATCATGAACGCCATCAACTCTAACGGCGAGGCTTCACGCGCGGCCATCCAGAATCTTGCAACCATGCTCGGTCAGGACTACGCAACCGTAAGCAGTGCAGTCCAGAACGTGCAGAGTTCGCTTGCATCACTGGCAGCACAACAGGGCATGAGCACCCTGCAGGTAATCAACTCTATCCAGGCAGGCAACAGCGACCTCGCATCGAAGTTCGCACAGTGCTGCTGCGAGAACAAACTGCTCGTCACACAGCAGGGCTACGAGGCTCAGATTGCAACATTGAACCAGACAAACCAACTTGGCAGTCAGGCAGACCGGAACACCAACTCTCTGCTGAACGCCATCAACGCACAGACGGTAGCCATGAACGAGCAGTTCTGTGCCGCCCGCGAGCGCGACATGCAGGCCAAGATTGACACGCAGGCAGACCTTATCACACAACTTCGCGGCCAGATCGACAACGCTCAGCAGACCGCACAGATCACGGGTTATGTGAACTCGCTCATCGCTCCGCTTGCAGCCAAGGTGACTGAGATTGCAGACAAGCAGCCCAACACCGTTCCGGTGCAGTGGCCGAACCTTACTGCCGTCAACAATACTCCGTATGCAGGCTACTACGCAGGCAACTACGGCTTCGGAACGTTCTAAACTAGGAGGGCAGGATTATGGATTGCAATAGTAGCGTCATAACAAACTTGGGCGGCATCCCGTACCTTAGTACCACAAATACTACGGTAGGGACGGAGGCTGTGGACTTCGCGCTCGGCTTCATCCGCCGCCCCCTGCCACCTGTTGGCTATTTTACGGTACGCATCACCAACGCCATCCCGTCAGGAACGAGCGGGACACTTCCCGTCACCATCACCCTGAACGGCTCTACACGCCAACTGACCAACATGGACGGTAGCGCAGTGACGGCAGGCGACATCACCAGTACTGGAGTACTTCTTGTGTTCAACGACAGATTCAATGGGATCCTGCAGTTGATGAGCATACCAGGTTAATAACAAACAACAAACAAAAAGTAAATAACAATGGATTTTAATGGTTTGGGAGCGGGCAACCCGTTCTATGTCCTCCGTCAAGGAGAGAAACCCGTCCTAGAGGTGGGTGTTGTGAAGCAGAAGTCTCAGACAAGGGCAAAGTTCCCTACGCAGACACCAAACGTGATGGCAGGCTTGCAGATGCAGCAGGTCATAGATATAGTTGCAACCATAAACGGCAAGGATGAGACATTCATGGATATCCCCGTCAACGTGGAGATAGCCCAGAGAGGCAACGCTACCTTTAGCGGAAGCCGTGAAGCGATGTTGCAGGCGGTGGATGCCATGCTGCAGACGTCGAAGAAAGCCATTGAGCAGATAGACTTCCATAAGGGTGTCATTTCGGAGAGTGAGAAGATGATCGAAACGCTGAATCCACAGTATGCGGAGAACAAGCAGCAGGCAAGGACCATCCAAGACCTTCAACTCCGTGCGGACGCACAGGACAAGAAACTGGATGACATACTGAGCATGCTACAGAAGATGGGAGGCAACGCACCCAAGCCATGAGTCCACTAAAAGAGAAAGGAACAAAGTATGAGTTATCTGATTATTGACAACAAGAAAGGCGGAGACGAGATGCGTGAGGAGATGCGTCAGAAGATGATGCAGCACGGATTCCGCAGGATGAACGGCAGCAGAGGTGGCAGTTATCGTGGCGACTTCAAAGACGACAAGGCCTATGAGGAAGGCTACTGCGATGGCTACAAGGCAGGATTTGAGGATGCGCAAAGCGAGATGTCAGGCATGGAGGATGGCATGCGCCGGGGATCCAGACACTAATCACCCAAGGGGGATTCCCGTTGCGGATTCCCCCTATTGTTTACTTAACCATTAAAGAATATGAAACAGTCATTATTGAATTTCGGACTTCCTGAAGATATGGAGCAGTACCTTTCTTTCTACGGATTCCACTTCAACAGGAAACTCTATGAGTTTGCGGTGAAGATGATGAGGAAGAAGGACAGGAAAACTGAAGTGACAGAGGAGATAGAACCTGTAATTATCGACAAACTGGAGGAAGCCCTGAAGAAATACAGGGTAAACATCCCACACAACAACCTGTATGATGCGGCATACCTCTGTTCGATGGTTAATGCAGACTTCTGGGGAAGTAGCATAGAGGATGAGGAGCACATGATGAGATATATCAAGGACGTGCTTTGTGATGTTGACGGATACGAGGGCCTTGTATTCAGTAGATTTGTTGCTGACTGCGGAGCAAAGGGCGTGACGATATTCTGGGACAGGATGCTTTAGGACTATGGTTACGACGGGATTCTATCTGTACGATGAGTGGTGGATAATGGCCAGCCTCGACATCTCAGAAAGGGAGGACATAGCGGACGTGTACAAGTCGCTTCTTGCTTGTGACTGCCCGGATTACGAGGCCAGAAAGGCATGTATGGTTCTTTCCAGTCCAAACTCAGGATATACATTCACGGACACAGAGGGGAAATACACGCTGATTTTTGTCAGCAAGGCCACTTCGCCAGATGAGGCTTACAATACGATAAGCCATGAGATCAGACATGCGGCAGACCACATAGGGAAATATTATGGAATGGAGGCTAGAGGAGAAGACTCTGCCTATCTGCAAGGAGAAATCGCAAAGAAACTATTCCCTGCCGTAGCAATGGTTGTCTGCCCGATTTGCCACAACGAAAAAGGGGAAGAGTAATCAGCCCTGCCCCTTTGTCATGCGCTTTCCTTCTTCTGCTTTTTAACTATGTCGTTTGCCAACTCATTATTACCCGTTCTGAAACAGGCTACTATGAATTTTAAAAACGCATTCTCGCTTATCTTATATCTTCTTTCATACGCTTTCCTCCTTTAACATTTGTATTGGGTTATGATTTGATTCTAACCATTTCACAACTCTTTTCAACTTCGGCAGATGCTCTTTAGTGATGATTACTTCGTCAAATGCGCCATACCTTGACTGATAGCCAAAAATGTATTTCACTCCATACCAAAGCCTCTTTA